ATACAATTCTTCTTAGAACGAGTAAGATAAAATGGCTGACCGCTTAAATGTAACTAGTCTTGATTTTGATACAATCAAAACTAATCTTAAAAACTTTTTAAAACAACAATCAGAATTTCAAGACTATGATTTTGAAGGTTCTGGCCTTAATGTTTTATTGGATATTTTAGCATATAATACACATTATAATTCATATTATTTGAATATGGTTGCTAATGAATCATTTTTAGATTCAGCTATGTTGAGAAATTCAGTTGTATCTCATGCTAAAAAAATGGGATATACTCCTCGTTCAAGTGCCGCTCCAAGAGCCACTGTTAATGTTATTGTAGATTCTGGAAGTTCAACACCAGGCTCATTAACAATGCCTAAAGGTTTTCAATTTTTATCTAATCAAATTGACAATCAAGCTTATAACTTTGTAACATTGAGTGATGTTACGGTAGATAAGACAGCCAACAATTTTGTGTTTTCTAATTTAAACATATATGAAGGTCAATTTGTTACTTACAATTATACACATAGTCAATCTTCAAATCCAAAACAAATATTTGATATTCCTGAAGAAAATATTGACACAAATACTTTAACTATTTCTGTTCGACCATCCATTTCAAATACAGAAATAACTGTTTATAGTAAAGCTCAAGATGTTCTTACGGTTGGTGCTGATTCTGAAGTTTATTATCTGCAAGAAGGATTGAATGGAACATATCAATTTTATTTTGGTGATGATATTTTAGGTAAAAAATTGCCTGATGGTGCTTACATAACGGCAACATATTTAACTACCAATTCAACTGCAGCTAACAAAGCAAATAATTTTGTAGTAACATCATCATTAAGTGGTTTTACAAACATTACTGTAAACTCAATTTCATCTGCATCTGGTGGGGCTGATAGAGAAACTGTTGACCAAATTAAATATGCAGCTCCTTTAAATTTCTTATCTCAGAATCGTGCTGTAACAAAGAATGATTATATTAAATTAATTCAACAAAAATATCCATCTTTTGAGGCTGTAAACGTTTGGGGTGGTGAAGAAAATGACCCACCAATTTATGGTAAAATATTTGTTGCAGCAAAACCAAAACTTGGATTTGAAGTTACCGAAACAGAAAAAGAATTTGTTAAAGATACTATTTTAAAACCTATTAGTATTATGACAGTAACTCCAGAAATTGTTGATGTTGACTATAATTATTTAAAAATTGAATCATTTGTTTATTATGACCCAACAAAAACAACACAATCTGAGAATGATATTAAAACTGGAATTAAATCTTTAATACAAACATTTTGTGATACTGAATTAAATAAATTTAACTCATATTTTAAATATTCAAGTTTAGAAGGACAAGTTGATAGTTATAGTCGTTCTATTGTTTCTAATGAAATTGAATTATTTTTAGCCAAAAAATTTAGACCAGATTTAATTAATTCAGATAATTATATTTTAGATTTTGGTGTTCCTTTAAATCAAGGAACAACAGCAGATAACTTTTATTCCTCACCAACTTTTGATTTGGTTGATGAAGAAGGTGTTAGTCGTGAATGTTTTTTTGAAGAAATTCCTTCTTCGTTTAGTGGTGTAGAATCTATTTCTGTTACTAATCCTGGTTATGGTTATACTTCAACTCCCACAGTAACTATTGTTGGTGACGGTTCTGGTGCAACTGCTTTCGCTACTATTGTTAACGGTAAAATATCAAAAATAACAGTTACAAATACTGGTATTGGATATACATCAGCTGCAATTCAAATAACAGGCGGCGGCGGTTCATTGGGTGCAGCTAATGCTGTTCTTGAAGGTCGTTATGGTAAAATTAGAATTGCTTATTATAAAGCTGATGAAACCACAAGTCAAAATATTAAAGTTGTTATCAATCAAAATAAAAATAATGGTGATGCTGGAATTATTGATTATGTTTTGGGTAAAGTTACATTGACTGATTTTAAACCAACTGATGTAAATAATGATTTTAAAGATATTTCTATACACATAAGACCAAAAATTAATATTATTCAATCCAAATTAAATAAGATGTTGGTTTTAGATGCCGAAGATCCTACAAGTATTACTGTTAAAACATTTAAAACTTCATGAGCAATTATTTAATATCTCCTTTAGTAGAACAACAATTACCAGAATTTGTTCGTGGTGAATACTCTACATTTGTATCTTTTTTAGAAAAATATTATGAATGGTTGGAACAATCTGGTAATGTAATTAAAGCTGCTGATGATGTAAGAAATGCACAAGACTTAGATTTGGCCACAAATTTTTATATTGAAGAAATACAGAAAGAATTTTTACCATATTTTCCCCAATCTATAACTTTTGATAAACGTAAATTTTTAAAATTAATAAATCAATTTTATGCAGCAAAAGGAACTCCTAATTCTTTAAAATTTCTTTTTCGTGCATTGTATAATGAAGAAATTGATATCTACTACCCAAAAGAAGATATTTTAATTGCCTCTGACGGTAAATGGGTTTTACCTTTAGCTTTACGATTAGAAACAAGTGATAATAATGTTTTCAATATTGAAAAATCTATTATTACTGGTCAAACTTCTAAATCTACGGCTGTTGTTGAAAAAGTTATTCGTTCTGTTGATAGACAATTGGGTATTTCATATATTGAAGTGTATATCTCAAATGTTCAAAAGAATTTTTCAACAGGCGAAATAGTAACTGCAACATACAATAATGGTACAAATGAAGTTACGGTTAACGCTATTCTTATTGGTGCTTTGTCTGAAATTAAGATTGATGCAAATAACAGAGGACTTTTTTACAATTCATTTGATACAACAACAGGTTATGCTGGCGACCCCGTTACAATTATTGGTGGTTTAAATCCAACATCCAATAATCCAATCGGTGCGATTGCCTATGTTGGTGAAACAACCAAAGGTGGTGTTTCTGATATTATTGTTACTAATGGTGGATTTGGGTTCCGTGACCCAAGTTTATATTCAAATACATCTATTATTGATTTCTCTGGTGGTTTTGATGGCGCTGCATTTGGAACAGAATCTAAAGCTAAAATAAGTTTATTGGATGATAGTGTTGTTAGAACAATGAATGTTGTAAACACATCAATTGAAACTTATCTATCAACACCAATATCAAATGTTGAAAATAATGCTATTAGTTCTATTTGCACATTTGAATCATTTAATGTTTATCCAATTTCTTTTGTAACTATTGAAGGTTCTGGTGGTGGTTATAGAACCAAACCAGAAGTTGATGTTTACAGTCTATATCGTGAATCAGAAAATGATGTATTAATTATATCTTCAACAAATATTGTAAAATCTTCATTTACTATAACAGATACTACTCAAAATTTAACAACAGTATTAAGTGTCGGTGATAAAATTCGTTTATTTTTAACAAATAGATATGAAGAAGTTTTAGAAGTTGCAAACGTAACAACAAATACAATTACGTTCTCACAACCTTTCGAAAATGATATATCTGGTGTTTCTGTCTATAAAATTTTGCGTTCAGATTTAAGAGATTTAGGTTCTTTAGGTAGAATAGAAATTGTTTCTGGTGGAAATAATTATAATGTTGGTGAATATTTGGTATTCACTGGAGGCATAGGATATGGTGCTAACGCTAGAGTTTCTCAAGTGCATACTAGCAATAATGGAATTAAAGCCGTTGAATTTTTACAGACTAATGATTACATCATTGGTGGTGAAGGATATGAGATTGGCAAATTACCTACAATCACAGTAAACACAGTTTCGGGTGCAAATGCTTCATTACGTGTTACTGAAATTAATGGAGATGGTGAAAGATTAAGTTTAACAACATCTACAATTGGTGCTATTTCAAAATTAAGAATTGTTAGTTATGGATACGATTATACATCTGCACCTATAATTTCATTGCGTAATGCTGATATGGTTGTTTCTAATGTTACATCAGGACAATTGTTTGTTTCTAATACAAGAATCTATCAGGGAACATCAAATACTAATACAACATTTACAGCTTTTGTGGATAGTTATAACCAATCTACTGGTTCTTTGAGAATTTTTGATTATAAAGGAACATTAAATACTTCATCACAAATTTATTCAGATGATGGATTGGTTTCTTCGGATATCATAACAGTTTCCTATTATGGTGATGGTCGTGCAAAAGCAACGGCTTCATTTGAAAACGGATTGATTAGATTGCCTGGTTTGTATGTGGGCACCGATGGTCATATTAGTTCTGACAAGAGATTGCAAGATGGTGAGAAATACCATGGATTTTCATACATCATCAATACAACTAAAGACTATTTCCAATTCAAAAATGCATTAAATAATATTGTTCATCCAGCTGGAACAAAAACATTTGTTACTAGAATTGATAATAACGATGAATCTGTTTCAAAACAAGTCACCGACAACACAATTATTCAATTAACTTTAACAGATACATTTAGTATTTCCAATAATGGAAATAATATGGTATGTACCAATACTTCTGCTAATGTGGCTCAAACGGTTAATATTGGTGATATGGTCATATTAACTTCTTTGGTTAAAAAAATAAACGGAACAGCAAATACAACTTCAGGAAGTAACACTATAACTGGTGTTTCAACCAACTTTATCAATGATATAATTGAAGGCGACATTATTGTCATGTCTACAGGAAACACTGAAACGGTATCAAATGTCATTAGTGCCACAAGTTTGGTTACTCAGAATACCATTAATGTTTCAAATACTGGTATAACTATTAATTTGTTGTTTAATGATACTAAGACAGTAACTTTTGTTAATGCAAATACTATTTTGGTGGATACTGCATTTACAACAAATTCTTCATCGGTAACAACTTTAGTCCAAAAGTTTGAATAAATACAATTATGGCATCTACATTTACAAAAAATTTCAAAATAAATTTAGCTAAATCTGTTCAAAATTTGACAGATGTTAGTGCGAATTCTTATCTACCAGCAGATAAAAAATCTTATATCTATACAATTCTAGGACGACAATTACCTTGGAATTCTGGTACTGAAGTTGCACCTACACCTGGTCAATCTGACAACGATTTTAATAATCTATTTAAACGTGGTATTTTAGCTAAACAAATTACATTTCAAAATTCATCATTAGTTGTAGAAAGAATTGATTGGACTTCAAATACAGTATATAATACTTATGAAGCCAATTCAAACTTTTATGTGGTAAATTCGAAAGACCAAGTATTCAAATGTCTTTCAAATGTTTCTACTGGAACGGCGTCTACCGATGAACCAGAATTAACTTTATCAACAACATCATTGGAAGAACCATATTTACAAACCGCAGATGATTATAAATGGAAATATTTGTATACCATTTCTTCTGTTCAGAAACAAAAATTTATGGACCAAAATTGGATGCCAGTGACATTTAATAAATTTGTTCGTGGTGCAGCCGAACCTAGTTCAATAGATGTAGTAACGATAACAAATTCTGGTAATAATTACACCGATGGTTCAACACAAGACATTATTACAGTAACCGGTGATGGCACTGGAGCTATATTAAAAGCCAACGTAGCTAACGGAAAAATTGAAAATGTCATTATTCAAAATAGAGGACAAGACTATACAACAGTGTCATTATCATTTACCGATGTTGCTGGTGGTATTGGTTCTGGCGCAGCTGCAACAGTTAGTATTGCACCACACGATGGCCATGGATATGACCCTGTTTATGAATTAGGTGCATCTACCGTTATGTTTAATGTCGAATTTGATGGTACAGAAAACGGTTCTTATCCTGTAGATAATGAATTCCGTGAAGTTTTTATTGTTTCGAATCCTTTTGAATATGGAACAACTACACTAGCCACAAAAACATCTTATACTTTATATACTAAAATTAAAACATCACCCGGTTTAGGTGATTTTAGCACAGACGAAAAAGTATATCAGGGAACAACATTTGCTTCAGCAACATTTACGGCTGATGTTATATCTTTTGATGAAATTGAAAATTTTGTTTATGTAAATAATATTACAGGAACATTAAATACCAATCAAGCACTAAAGGGGTTAACTAGCGGTTCAATTCGTGTTGCTACCGATGTAACTAACCCAACTCTGCATCCATACTCTGGAAAAGTATTATACATATCCGATAAGTTACCTGTTAACAGAGATGCAGACCAGACAGACCGAATCCGATTTATA